CCTCTGCTACTGCGTCATCGAAGCCATAAGCACCATAACACCACTAGAAGTACACCCCGTCGCAGGCACCGTCGAAAGGATCAACGCATCAACCAAAAACACCCTCATAGCAACCTTCACATCCCAAACATGGGGATAACACAGCACCACGACGACCACATATGGATAAAAACCGAATACGCAATACAACCAACACCAGAGGAAATAGCAACCATCCTCAAACACATAAAAAAATACTATCCAGAAGCAACAAAACCTAACCAAACCCCAAGAACAGGACAAGAAAAATGACCACCACAGAAGCCCCATTCGTAAACGTACTCATGCTCCCAAACTGGGGACAATACCACCCCCTAGACCCGATCCGTGCAGTATTCTACGAAGGCACCCTCTACATCCTCACACAAGATATCGACAACGCCCTACAAAAACCAGGACACGGCCACACCCTCACCGGCATACCAAAAGAACACCGCCGCCGATTCACCATCCACAGAACCGCCAAACGCAACGGAGAACGCTCCAACAAATTCACCGCAGTAACCACCACCGCCCTACAAACACGCTTCGAGAGCATGCGAGGACTACACCCACAACTAAAAGCAAACATGCTCTCATGGATAAAAACCATAGCCTCCGGCGGCCTCCTAAAAATAGCAACATGGCACCAACCCACCGCCACCGGATGGGAAAACCACAAAGTCGAAGTCAAAAAAACAGGCATCGAATCCACCCACCCCGGCGAATGGGCCGTAGACTGCACCACATGCGACTACTACCTAGAATTCCCAAACCACCCCGGAGCGCTCGCGTTCGCAACTCAGCACGCCGCCAATCATGCGTACCACGTAGGAGTAGAAGAGAATGAATAGTCTGGAGAACGTATTCGCTCGCAAGGCCGAGAAGACATCGGAGGCTATTTACGAGACCGTGCGTGATAGTTGGCCTGCACACCGCTGTAATTTACATGATGGACTGGAAAATTTCGACAATCTCATGGAGAGCGTCTACTCAGTGACAAGTAATGTAGATAGGATTTGGGAATCCATCGACAGGATGAATTTTCCAGAGCATCTGAAAGAAACAGCACTGGATTTGGTAGGCACTTCACACGCTTTGCAGAGCAAACTGTATCCCCGCTGGATGAGCGCAAAAGGCCAGCGCGTGGAGGGGTGGGAGAAAGAGTGATCGTAGAACCAAAAATGGTGCTTAGAGTAGTCGTTCGTGAAAATAAGATAACTCACGAAGGAATATTCACGGAATACACAGCGCACCTGGTCGGCAAGGACGATAACGCAATACTGGCAGGGGCAACCTGGCAAACAGTGCTTCTGCTCAAAGGATTCTTAGTAAAGGAATTGAGCGTACACCTGCCTAGCGTGCCAGTTTTACCGCAAGAAGTCCTGCGGGGCCGGGTATGGGAATTCTCATGCAGGGGCCTACGGTCAATGTCTCGCAAGGTAGCTGAGGAAATAGCCAGAACATGGAATCGCACCTATTGGGGATTGGCCAGGATCGACCCAGACGCAATAGAAATACACCAACCACGAGTACCCATAAGGTAGGAGACGACGATGAAGAAATACTATGCACCTATCGAAGGCGCAAAACTGGAGCACATAGTACGCGATCTGCCCTTCACTCTCGGCAACGTCCTGAAATACGTTTGGCGGGCACCATATAAAGGTGGGGCAGAAGATTGTATAAAGGCGCTGGATTACCTGCTGATATTCCAAAAGGCACCCCGTAAGTACAACCTGACTAAAACCGCGCAGTCCGCAATTCACAATATTCTAGTAACTTTCCCAAATGGTGAGTCAGAAGATACTGAAGACATTCACCGCTGTGCAGTACGACAGACATTAGCTTTCATCAATAACAGCGAAGACAAAGTAGACAACGAAGAGTTGGGGGAAGCTAAAGACAAAATTATTAGGTTACTTATCGGTATGCACGATGTAGAAAGCAGCAGATAATGTTGGCCGCAATAATTATCATCGCAGCAATTCTGATCATCCTGTGTTTTTCTGCAGCAGCAGGTATCGCCTGCTACGCGATATTCAAATACACCCTGTACAGAACCCGCCTACAAATCGGAAAAGACCCCCGCACGGGAAAATGGATAAACCTACCAACCGAAAGGACAAAGTAATGGAAAACGTAAATAACCGCCTCCAAGACATGCGAGACGCGCTAGAAGAGATACAGGAAGTTGAGAAAAGGCTAAATCTGAACGGCGAAATCTCAAATGCAGTGCAGGGAATCATAATTGACGCAACGAATATGTTCAACAAAGAGATAGATAAGATAGTCTCCGAAGCAGAAGATATTCAAGAAGAGCTGCGCCGAGCCAAAGAGTATCTAGAAAATAATCCCGAAACAGCCCTAGTCTCAATCTCCCACGCATACAAAAAAGTAACGAATATAGCCCTCACCGAAAAAATCAGGGACGACGGCGCTCGCTACACCATAACATCTGAGAAGAAAGAAGTATCTGAAAAATCTCAGATTGATCAGATACTAGACGACCTCGCCAAAAACCTTGAGGTCATCGGAGCTATAGCATCCCACGCCCCCGAAGACAAGAAGAAATTCTTAACCGATGTACACCAAGACGCTAGTGACTGCATCGCAGCACTACCAGGCTGGATAGAGGCGGAAATTAAAAAGGCAAAGGGAGCAGGGAAATAATGACACATGGGCAAAAAGTAAGGAACTGGATACTAAAAGCATTTGAAAAAGAGTATCCAGAAGCGGAGCTAATTAGCTATACAGCTGAAAAACATAAAATATTCAGTAGCTACAACGTTGTTATCAAAGCCGAAGATGTAACGGAAAATATGGTAGTACACATGAGCATATATCCTGATAACCCTAGAGGCGTTGAATATCAAATAGATAAAGAATTTCACTGTATGAAAGGAGAGACAAAATCCCAGGAGCAATGACCATCAACGCATGTGAAAACTGAAACAGTACATGACACTATCCGCAGCACCGCAGAGATAGCAGCATGTATGACCATAATATTCAGCTACCTAGCATTTCTCACAGTCGAGCATGAGCAGCTGAGCAGAAATTTAGTCAATGCAGCTATTGGCTCTGCGGGGACAGCAGTAGTTTTCACCGCAACAGCATTCATCATTACAATCACGAAACGGAGGAAGCGAAAAAGAATGAAAGAAACTTTAGCAAGTCCTTTTAGCGATGAAACAAAGATCATCGTAAAACTAAAGGGTGTTCACAAAGTCAGTGAGACAGAGACCTTGGAGGAGGCGTGGTCGTTACCAGATTTGAAAGTTTTCAGGGCAACGACCATAGAATACGCGGACGGGCAGAAAAGATACCTCCTAGAAGCACTTGAGCTAGACAAATTTAACGAAAGGATCATAGATGAAATCGGTCAAGGGGAGGATGGAGTAAATGCCTCAGCTCTGCGGCGGCTGCCTGCATGAGAAGCCGTGTAACACTCCAAAATGCGGTGCCTGTTATGCACGAAACCGCTACTACAAGATACATGGTAAGCCATATATCGAACGCGGTGTGGAGAAGAAGGAATCCGAGCCAAAACCAGCTAAAGCGCCGGTAGTATGCAAGGGCTGCGGGACCCCCTATGAGAAGCCAAACGCCGAATGTAAAACATGCAGAGACCGAGAAAAACATCGGGGAAACAGCATTGTAAAACCGCGCAAATGCTCGGCCTGCGGCTGCCCCATAGAAAACCTAAAACCCGGCTGTAAAACCTGCTCTAACAGAAACAAAAACCGCAAATTCTCAGGACGGCCGCTCCTTACACCTCTGCCAATTCCAGAACCACCTCCAGCCAAGCCTCGCCCGGTATTACCTCTAGTTGTTGAAGACCCAGGACTTATGAGTTACCTAGCTGCCAGAAGGGAGAGGCTAGGTAAAAGGAAGGAAAACAAGAAAAATGACTGAATTCATTATCGAAGCCGCCGAGCTCACACCGGCTCTACGCGCCCTAGCACCGCTCACCCGCAACCTCCAGAAGGGCGAGCCAGTAGAGGGTAAAGCATGTGAGATGATCTATTGCCGTTTCACACATGAGGGAGAGCTCCTACTGGTCACAGCAGACCACCTCTTCCAGACAGCAGCAGCTATCAAATTGCCTATCAGTGGGTTTGACGGCGACATGTGCGAATTTGCTATAGGCCGTGAAAAAAATCAAGCAAATCACGAACGTTTTCAAGCCGTACAAGGATGATCCGCTGCCTGTGCGTGTCACCGTTGATCGCCTCCACACATCGCTCGGAAAAATGGAAGATGTTATCACCTTTACCGAGTTAGACACGCTACACTCCCCCGCTTCACTCTCATTCGCCGGTGAGGAGTACCAGGAAATCCCATACCGTCAAATCCTCAAGAGCTTAGGCAAAGTTCGCCGTGCTCGCGCTACGCCTCTCGGCGGGGTCCTAAATCCAGAAACATATGGAAAGCTCGCGTATGCGGCAAGGACGTATAGCGTTGATGCAACTGTGGCAGCAGGGAATGCGATATACACGCTTCTAGGAGACCGGATGATAGCGGTAACAGGGCTGCACGAAATCGCAGGGGAAAAGTCGCAGATGCACATGCATACGCAGCTGGCTATGCTCTCGGAGCAAATGGAAATTATCGCAGACCAGATTGAAGGCACCGATCCGTTAGAAATGGACGACGAAGAGCGAACACCCGCCACCAATGAAGACGCAGGGGAAGACCTCAGAGAGAGCGCGAAACAATTTTCGGCTTGGCTCCACGAAGAGACAAAAGAATTAGCCGAATCTGTATCAAATTATATACAGGAAATAAGGACTCCAACACAGGACGAATTCGGTCTAGCACCGGATAGAGAGTAGCAAAAATGCTATAACGACTTGCACAAGGCTGTATCATATGTGATACAGTCTAGTGCAGGACATAGAAAATTTAGAAAGAAAGTAAACTTATGCCGTGGCTTAAAGTCTCAGATACCGCGATGCAGAACAGCATCGTGCGCCGCGCATTAGACCTCCCACACGCTAATGCCGAGTACGTATACACGCTATTCGGCGTCATGCTCGGATGTGCTGTCGAAGCCGCCGCCCTAAAAGCCGATTACGTGATCGAGCGGAACTCCATTGCAGCGAAAGTTGGATTAGACCGCTGCGACCAAATCATCCAAGATGCTATAACATGCGGGTACATCACCCATGAAGTGCAACTAAAAAACGGAATTCGCGCATACAAACTCGTCGAGGATGAAGACCTCTTCCACATGCGCCTCAAGAGCGAGATTGACTGGGAAAATCGCCGCCGCAACGACACCCGCAGTAAATCCCTTATTGTCCCTATCCGTGTGCGCGACGGCGACGCCTGCCGATGGTGCGGCCGCGTCGTGTATTGGGGAGACCAAAAATCAGCACGCGGCGGAACTTATGACCACCTGCACCCTACGCAGCCTGCAGAGAAAGCTAGTGACATGGTTGTCGCTTGCCGTTCCTGCAACTCAGCGCGTAAGGATAATACCGAATGGGGCGGAAAGCTGTTGCCGCCTCCGTCTAAGCCCTACTACGGGCGAAAGACCGTCGAGTTTCTGGCAGAGAACGACGTAATTGTCGCTCTATCTCCAGAAAGTGAAAAACCCACTGTGCCCGCTGCGCAATTTCTGCAGTCAGGGTTGGCAGCTGGAGAACCTGAGGGGTCGAAGAACCCGCAGGGGGAAGACGGTGTGGTGTGTGCGATCACTGAGGAGGCATCCTCGGTTCGATCCCGCCAAACTGAAAATTCCACTACGGTTGATGTCCCTGAATCTGTTTCATCAGGTTCCCGATGTAAACGTCGCCGGAAACGGCGGCGTATAAGACAGAAAGACCCCACCGCGCCTGTCTCACCTATTGGAATGAGTGAGCACTCCGAATTACTCCGAATTCCTCCCAATCCGCAGGGTGACGGAGCCGGATGTGCCGGGTCGGGTCGGGACGGTACCGCAACCAAAACCCAAGGTGACATATCGTTACCTTCTGTTGCTGCGCCTGAAAATCCTCCCAATTCCTCCGAATTACTCCGAATTCCTCCCAATCCGCAGGGTGACGGAGCCGGATGTGCCGGGTCGGGTCGGGACGGTACCGCAACCAAAAACATAACTAGCTCTTCTCGAAAACGCAGGAGAGGTAAAAGGAAAGGAAAAGTAAGCAATGCGTGCAGCACAGTTTAGGAAGACTCAAGCACGAGATATGTCTGAGTCAGTCTTCCAATCAAAGGTCATCAGTATGGCTAAGTCTTTGGGTTGGGAGCATTACCACACTCACGACTCCCGCCGGTCTGTCGCCGGATTTCCTGATCTTGTGCTCGTGCATCCGCAAAAGGGATGGATTATCTATCGAGAGCTCAAGACTGAAACGGGCAGGGTATCTCAAGCGCAATGGCACTGGATAGGCATGTTGCGAGCATGCAGACAGGACGTTGACGTGTGGAGGCCGTCAGGTTTATTGGATGGTTCCATCTTGCGTGACTTGAGCGCCGGACTTGGAGCCAAAGGAAAGAGTGAATAGGAAATGAACTTTAATCAGATTGCCTCTGCTGAGCTGAGGCAGAGGGCACAGCATTCTTTGAATCGTTTGTGTGTTGAGAATCTGCGGTTTGACTTAGCTGAGGGAGACGCGCCCGCACCCGTGGAGCCTTGCTTGATTGCGCAGCTGACCGATGCGGTTATTCCATCAGGTGAGGCTGGAGGTGGCTGCCGCTCAGGTTCACGCTCCCCTGCCTCAGATGCAGCTATTGACCTGCTGGCCAGCATAGAGCATGAGGCATCAACTATCTTAGCCGCAATGACACATCACCCCGCGCTGCGTTCCCGATCACCTCAGCTCATGGGAACCCTGCGCTGGATGCAGTCTAATCTGAATAAATGTGATGATGACCAAGTACAACTTATCGGCGGGTATGCCTCAAAATGGTGCGAGGAGATTGTGGACTTTCTCAACCCTCGAAAGCGAACACCATTATCCCGCAGCTGCCCCGCCTGCAAATATGAGACACACTGGACTATCAACCTTGACTTAGAGATGGTCAAAACCCCATGCCTACACGCTGTCTGGGAGGCGGATAGGGTGGCATTTATCGAATGCGGCTATTGTGGCACGATGTGGGGACGTCACTGTCTCTGGGAGGTTTTGACACCCCATGAATCTATTGAGGCTGTAAAGAAGCTACTAGGGGTTGCATAGCGCGAAACGTTCATGTATAGTCGCATTGCTCACCTGAGGTATGCCCACAGGCGAGCATCGTTGAAACTCTTTCTAAAATCTTGTCCTAATCTTTCAACGATGATTCTTATGAAGGCGGCTCTTATGTCCTGGTCAACCAGCACACGCAAGAGCCGCCTTCCTGAGAATTGGGAAGCCCTTCGACTTGAAGTCAGAGACCGCGCCGGTGGGCGATGCGAATACGCAGACGCGGACGGACGTTGCACAAACATTGGAAACCAATGTGATCACATCATCCGTGGCGATGACCACTCTAAGGCTAACCTGCAATGGCTATGCACGAAGCATCACGCAATCAAATCATCACGTGAAGGCGGAAGCGCAAAGCGCCGCCGATTCAAAAGAAAAAGCAAGCTCTCATCCTGGAACCAAGAAGGGCATCCAGGATATGCATAAGGAGGGGAAACAGTGAATAAAAATGCAAACACTGTTTCAGGATACCCAGGGGCCCGGGGGGGGGGGGGGGGGGGGGGGGGGGGGGGGGGGGGGGGGGGGGGGGGGGGGGGGGGGGGGGGGGG